TAACTGGCACACAGACACTTATGTTAAATCTACTGTAGAAGTAGGACAGAAAGTTTTGATTCCTAAATTGGGATCTATGAAAATCACCATCGAAGGTGAAGATTATTTCATTGCAAAAGACACAGAGATCTTAGCTGTATTAAAAGACTAATTATGAGTACAACAAAAAATATAAGTGGAACAGAACTTAAAGAGAAGTTACTTTCCGGAATTGAGAAATTAAACTTAGCTGTCTCGTCTACATTAGGACCAGGCGGTAGAACAGTTTTAATCAGAGAGCAAAACGGTGAAGTTAAAGTTACCAAAGACGGTGTAACTGTAGCCAAAGCTTTCCATAAATTAGAAGACGATGTTGAGGACTTAGGTGCTCAATTAGTAAAACAAGTTAGTATTAAATCGGCTATCGAAGCTGGAGACGGTACAACTACTTCTACTTTATTGGCGACAGAAATGGTTAGAGAAGGATTAAAAGAAATTCGTCAAGGCTCTAATGCGGTAGAGATTAAAAACTCAATCGATAAAACAGTTAAACAGGTTATCGAATATATTAAGAAAATATCTATCGATATCGATTCAGAAGAGCAAGTAAAACAAGTTGCTACTATTTCTGGTAATAACGATTCAGAAGTTGGTAACCTAATTGCATCTGCAGTAGAAAAAGTAGGTCGCGAAGGAGTAATTACAATCGAAGAATCAAAAACTGGAGAAACTAGTTTAGAAGTTGTTGAAGGTATGCAATTTGATAGAGGTTATAAATCTCCTTATTTCGTTACCAACAATACAACAATGCAAGCCGTATTAGAAGATCCTTACATTTTCTTATACGATGGTAGAATCTCTTCAGCACAAGAGTTATTGCAAGTTTTAACAAAAGCAAATTCAGAGAATAAGCCATTGTTAATTATTGCAGAAGACATTGGAGAAGAAGCATTAGCCACTTTGATTGTAAACAAAATGAGAGGCATTGTTCAAGTTTGTGCAGTTAAAGCACCAGACTTCGCAGAGAGAAAAACATTGATCTTAGAAGATATCGCAATCTTAACAGGCGGCGCAGTTGCTTCTAAAGACAAAGGTCACAAATTAGATAAATTAACTGGAGCTCAAATCAACGAGTTCTTAGGTAGAGCTAGATTGGTTACGGTAACTAAAGACGAAACTACTATCATCGATGGTAAAGGCGTTGAAACTGTAATTGAAGCAAGAGCAGAAGAGATTAAAGAGCAAATTGAAAAGTCTACTTCGTTCTACGAGAAAGAGAAGTTACAAGAGAGATTGGGCAAATTAGTAGGTGGAGTTGCAATCATCAACGTTGGCGGTAATTCAGATATCGAAATTAGAGAAAAGAAAGACAGAGTTGAAGACGCATTATATGCAACAAAAGCAGCGTTAGCAGAAGGTATCGTACCAGGCGGAGGTTCAGCTTTATTCCAAGCTTCTATTCAACATCAAGCATCAGATTCTATCAGTGATGATATTGCTTATGGAATTGTTCAGAAAGCGATTCAAAGCCCATTCAGAAAGATCTTAGAAAATGCTGGAGTTCAGGATTGGTACACAAAAATTCCTGACGAAGGCGATGTATACGATGCAAAGAATCACAAGATTGTTAACGCTTTAGAAGCAGGTATTATTGATCCTACAAAAGTAGTTATCACAGCACTTAGAAACGCAGCTTCTGTAGCAGGCACTATTTTAACTACTGAATCTGTAGTATTCGAAAAGAAAGACAAAGAAGAAAAAACTCAAGACCCAATGATGGGTATGGGTATGGGAATGTAATAAATTAAAAAATATAGTTATGAAAATTGGATTGGTATCAATTATGGGAAATGTAGGTTCAACGTTCAACTCACAGGGAGGCGGATACGGACTTATACAATCAAAAATGTTGAAAGACAACCATCCGAATGATATTGTAGACGTAAACCCCAGTCCTAGCGATTGGGGCTCTTACGATCTCTTATACATTTGTGAAGGAGTTAATTTCGTAGCAGGTTCTTTTAATGTTCCTGGTGGTCCACAACCCATTCACACAGAAAAAATGAAAGCTATTTCACAGTTCGAAGGAGAAATAAGATTCTCTAATAGTCAATTTGATTTCAATAAGTTCAATCAAAGATTAAAAGTAGAAGGACAATTTCCTGATACTAGTATGATAGCTTGGTACAACACTTTTTTTGCACACGGTTTAGACAGTAGAAAAGCAGTTATTGGAGATTCTCATGCTTTATCAGTGTGGAAACCTGGACACTCTTTAGATTTCACGGCTGGTAGAACTTTACACGGATTTTTAAGAAGAGAAAGCGTAGAACAGATCAACAATAGATTTGACGAAACTACTTTGTATTTTGGTAATATAGATTTACGTTTCCATTTAATGAGACAAGAAAATCCTCAACAAGCAACTGCAGATTTGTTCAATCGTTATGTTGATTTTGCAAAGCAATTAAATAAAGCCACATTAGTTGAGCTATTACCAGTAGAGCACGAATCAAGAAAAATTCCTGGAACTGGTTTATATAAAAAGCAACCATTTTTTGGAACAAGAGCAGAGAGAATGCAATTAAGAGAAATTGCAAACGAGATTATCAACAATTCAGGATTAGAAGTAATTCAGTGGCCAAAAGAATGGATAGATGAAGACGGAACTAAAATGCTAGAGATTTTAGAAATGAAACAATCGGTGCATTTGAAACCTAAGCAATATCCTTACCTTACTGAGATTTTAAAATAATTATAATAAATAAAAAAACATGAAAAAAATCACATTCATAGTAGCTAGTCTACTAGTAACATTAATTGGTTGTAAAACAGCTGAAGTAGAACAAGAAGTTAAATTAGACGAAATAGTACAAGTTCATCAAGGCGCGTTTGCATTTTGTGGCGCATCAGCAGCAGTTCCAACTGGAAAAACGATTATTGTTCAAGGAGTAGAATATAAAGAAGGATGTGCAGTATGTCCAGTATTAACAGGACCATCTCTTTCTAATTTAGCAATGCAAGGCGTTAGTGGAACTTATGGAAAATTTAATGTAGGCGAAAATCCACAAACTCCTGATGGAACAGATAAAACGGTATGGTCTTTCTTTTGGTACTACGATTCAACAACAACAGTACCTCAATTTGATCCAGCTTCTAAAGAGTGGAAATTATTACCACCAGTAAATCGTATGTTCGTTATCAATTTAGATTCTCCAAGTACAAGCGAAAGTAATATGTTCGCAATGCCAGGAGTTATCTTCGATACAACATCAGACGGTATTGTATTAGCCAAAGTATACGGACCACTTAATGAAGCAGCAGTTCCATTACGTAAAGCCGTTCCAGTTGAATCAGGAATGACATCTGTTACAGCAGCTAAAGAAGGATTCCCTTACCCAGTAGGAACACCTATTCCTATTAGTTACTTAAGTAAGGAACTTCAAAAAACTAAAAAATACTAATTAATGTTTTTAAACAAAGCAACAGATGAATCTAATTTGGACATGTCAGATGGTAGAGACTTAAACTACTATCTTGACATGACTAAAGATTACAAACACGATTTTACATTTAAAGTAAAAGACGTAGAAGGCTTTAAAGTTGTCGATGATGGAGAATTCCAATTCGGAACTAAAGCTAAAATGGCAGACTTCTTCATATCTCAAGTAAAAGAAGATGCGATGGTTTATGTTGCACCAAGAACAGGTTACGCTCCTTATTCTTTGTGTCATTTAGCAAAGAAGTACAATAAAAAATTGTATCTAGTTATGCCAGCTTCTAAAGAGGCATCAGAGCACCAATTAACCGCAATAGAAAACGGAGGAATTCCAATGTTTACTAGAATACCAGCAATGCCAACTGCAAATATTTGGGCAAAACAATTCGCAGAAAAAATTGGAGGAAAGTATTTACCTTTCGGATTAAAGCACGAAATGGTGGTTGCTGGCGGAGTTAGAATATTTCACGATAATTTTAAAGACACAGATATTGAAACGATGTGGAGCGTATTCTCTACTGGAGTTTTATCTCGCACTTTACAGATCGCGCTACCTGAAACTAAATTTAATGCTGTGGCAGTGGCAAGAAACATTCAAGCCGGAGAACTTGGTAGAGCTAAATTCTACACTCATGACAGAGCGTTCTTAAAACCTTCAAGGATACAGACCCCTTTTGATTCTATACAAACATACGATGCAAAAGGTTGGGAACTCCTAAAGCAACATGGGCAGCAAGGGGATTGGTTTTGGAACGTAGCAGGTAATATGCCTAAACCCACAATAAAACCTAGTGACATCGATTCAAGTCGCGAGTGGGGAGACTTTAAAGATTTTGAAAAGCACTACAAAGATTAGCTTTATTATTAGCCCTTTATTTCTTATATTTACTTCATGAATATACTACTTAAAGCAAACGAAATCGTATTCGAAAGAAACGAAGAAAAGGAGCGTATGTATGGCCCTTTTCAAGAAGGCATGCAAGAAGCAGCCAAGATTGCGTCTCTATTATCAAGAAAGG